AGTTTTCCTCTTTTATTATCACACAAAACTCCACTCTAAAAGTGTACCGTTTGCTCCAACATAGTTAAGGTTCTATATCGTAAAGACTCTAAACTCGCTCCATAGTAATGGTGCAAGAACTAGTCTCGTCAGTAGTTTTGATTGTTTGCTTATGATGAAATTCCTTACTACTACTATCCTCATCTCTGAAAAGAGAAGGATAAACAGTGTAAGACGGCCAAAATGCGCCTCCAGGAGGCGGTACTGGAAAGTAATACGTAAAATCACTCCCACCCGCAATATAAACCTGGTCAGCACTAAGAAAGGCTCCATCTTCGTCGTGAAGATAACCATCCCAGTAAATTCGCTGAAATGATCCAATATTAAACTCGTTCGCATAAATCTGAGGTTGATCCTCTGACTCATTGTAAGTGCGCAACGGCATAAACTGATGAGTATACAAAAATGGACAAGTAACGTCCAAAATTCGCGTAAGATCAGTATTAATATTGACCATGCCATCTTCGGGCCTAGAACAATTAATAGCTCCAAACGGAGTGGAACCAATATAGTTCGTAGTATGCCAGCAAGCAACACTGGCTACCTCAGACATGGTAAGTTTGAGACGAATTTGTCCTGACCAGAACCCATAAAGCTGGGACAACCAATCAAGAACACCACATCTCGAATAACTGGCAGCAGTATACGCACTCTTTCGTGGATAAGGTCCTGGATTACCAGGGCCTCTACCACTCCAGCGCCTACACATATCGCCAATAGTTCTTTCGGTGTCCGAATCGTTAGGTAAGGGCTTCGGTTGCCCATAAGATTCTCCTCCAAAGGTAGAAATCTTCATTTGACCCTCATAAACTGATAAATCAGCATTTGGGTTCGGATTAATGAGTGACCTAAACTCAAAATCCGGTGCGGCTTGTTCATAAAGAACATACGGTAGAGCAGGATTTATATCACCTACAGTCAAGGGAGCCTGAATTGTTTTTAAATAAACAACAGGCATCGGATGAGTAGCAATGAAAGAAGCAGTAGGTACCTGCCAGAAGGTAGGCAACCATTGACAAGAATTAAGAAACGGAATCTCAATCTCGACTTTAGTTGTACCTCTGACAGTAACATCCTGCACTATTTCGTTTCCAACTGTACCAGTAGGGGTAGTCTTGCCCCAAGCTACAACAACGTTATATCTTGCAGAAATAAAAGGCGTAGAAAACAACACTAATGTTAACTTTCTAGACCCTCTCCACATTCGGAAAAACTGACTCATATAGGCTACCCTAGAATAGGATAACACATTAAAATCGTGTAACAACTTCAACGTATCACTATATGCTACTATACCATATCCAATACAAGTAGGCATACTAATTATTTCCCTAATAGTTTGATCTCTACAAGGCGCAATTTGCGTCCCAGTTCCAGCAACGTATCTGGAGTGAGACGTGACCAACGAACCAAACGGATTGTTTCGTAGATCAGGGTCATCAGGTTCAGGATCAGGCGCAGTTGCATTCTGCGCTTTCGCCTCCTTTTCCACGCCAAAATAATGGGCATGGGTTTCATCCTTGAAAGCAAGATTAGGATCAACCCCTCTTCCAAAGAAATTAAACGAGCCTTTCATCTGACCCTGATAATCATCAAAATCATCAATGTGTCCAGAAGCTTCCGGATCAACAAAACGAACAAAAACGTTAATAGCAACAGTCCCACTTGCAGTAGACTGAAGCACATTAACAGGATTCGCAGGATTGTACAACTGAGCATAAACCAACCTGTCCACCTGATTAGAGGAAGCAAGTTGAAGCTGATCATACCAATCACACCACTGGTCCGGATGTCTCCAAGGAATGGAAACCTGTACATCATCTTGAACAGAAAAATCCAAAAATGTAGTGTCCTGAAAGGACATAAACACTTGAGGATCAGCCGATACGGTCATATCCAAAGGAAGCGACATAAACGCCACCCATCCATAAACTTGAGGCACCGAACTCATCTGAAAACGCATCTCAATTGCCTTCCATCGCAAATAACGAAAGGTTCTCAAAGCTGATCCTATAGCTCCGG